GTGATGTCCAGCGCATACTGCATCGCTGGCGCCCCCGAGCTACTATACGTGGTCGCATACGTGACCGGCGACGCGTTGTCCACCGCCACGAGCGACGTCTGCGTCTGACTCGTCGTCGTCGTATTCCCGGTGACCGCTGCGCCGCTCAGGCTCATCGTCACCGCGTCGTCCGTCCACCCCAGCGTGACCGTGACGCTACTGGACGTCCCCGCTGCCGTCGTAATCCGCAGATACCACGTCACCCGATACAACCCCGCCGTCAGGGACGTCGACGGGATCGACGTGGTGCCGATACTCGCGGACTGGCCGACGAGCGACACCGTCTGAATCCGAGACGGCGCGTCGTCGACGGTGGTCGTCAAGTTTCGGAACCACACCTGCCATGTGCGACGCACAATCCCCCCTTCGTCGATCATGGCGTCGCGCGCCGGCATGGGAGGGTTCGCCATTAGCTGGTCCGCGCCACGGCCACCGTCATAAACGCATCCACAATCCGCCACGGGATCGGGTCTGTTACGCTCATCTCGAACACGCGGTCCCGGGAAATCCCCAACCGACGAAAGCGGACACGCGTGCGATAGTCCCCCTGCGCGCCGGCACTGACCGACCGCTCGTTGCCCCACGTCTTCCCGCCGTCGTTGCTGGACCGCAAGGTCACCTGTGGGTTCACGCCCTGCCCACTCGCGGTGCCGAGCCCCGACTCCAGAAACACTTCAATGTCAGCAAACCGCACGCGTTGATGCTCGGCAAAGACCGCCGGCGAGCGACGCACCCGGCGAATTAGATCGCCCCCCGCGTCCTCCGTCAACGTAATCGACTGGCTATAAATCGAGCCCCCTTGTCGATCCGCCACGAGGCGCTTGTTGAAGGCCGTGCAGCCGAACATGGTCCGCAGCGCCTTCCATGTACTGGTGGGCGCGTCCCACGACCCGCGCTCATGCCAGAGCCGCGTCGTGAAGTCGTAGACCCACGTCACCTGCGCGGTCGGGAAGGTCAGCACATAGAACAGGTGCCCCTGCGACTCATACACATCTGCAAGCGCGTCCGACACATCGCTATACTGCGAGATCGCATACTCCACGGCGTGGGTCGAGATGCGGTTCGGCGTAAACCCGGTCGCCTCGACGACCTGAAAGCCGCCGTTGACGGACGTCGCCAGCCACACCACGCGGTTGACCGCTTCCTTCGCCGAAAAGCGCGCCGCACATCCATAGGGAATCAGCCCCGACGGATCAGGTGCCATCGGAAAGGGCGCCGTGCCGGCGTTGTACCACACCTCCGAGGTCTGCGACCCAAACAACCAAATCTGCCCGTAGGACGTCACCACCATCGACGTCCACGCGTCCGGCGCAATCGACCGCGCGGCGAACTGGGTCGCGTCCCACGTCGTGCCGTCGTTGAGGTCGCTGATGCGGAACTGGCTCGTCGCCGGGTTCAGGCTGACGAAGTAGCCGTCGAGCATCCCGGACATGGCCGAACCACTGGAGAGCTTACTCGTGAGCGTATTGCTGGGTAGGTCGTAGACGTAACCCACGCCGCCGGACGTGATAAACAGCTCCTCGCCGGCGTCGCCATTCCCGCAAATCGTAGCCGGGAAACCGTCCGTAGCGACGGTCCCACGCACGGTGGCCGTGCCGTCACTGGTAATTTCATACAGCGTGACGTTGACGACCGCGAAGCAGCGCCCGTTCAGCGCGAACATGGCGCGCCCCCCCGACGAGGCCGTGCTACTGAACGCGGAGAACCCTGGCGTCGGATAGAGCGTCGCCTTCGTCACCGCTCCCGGCGACTCCATCACCTCGACATACCAGTTCATCAACTGCTCGTCGTCGGCAATCGGGGACTGGGACGTATACGCCCCGCCCACGAACAGCGGAAACTGGCTCATCGTCTATTTAACGCGCCCAAGGAAATGCGTCGGCCTGGGCCACCTTGGGGCTGTCGCCGACGCTGCTCATACGCACGCGCGCGCTGCACGACGTCGGGTGACTCGGCGAGGCGGCGCTGTTCCTGGCCTCTCTTGACGTCGCCGTGTTGCGCGAGCATGCCGCCGTACTGCTGCGTTGCCGCGTCTGGCATTAACCACGGGTTGACGCGTTTCGGCCTCGGCAGACGCGGACCCCAGTCGCCTTGTCTGTCCCTGGGACCACCCGGGGCGTTCATGCCCCCCTGTGTCGGCGGCGGTGGCAGTCGCCTGTCTTGCATCGGGGGAGACGTCCAGGGACTGGAGGTACCAATGTCGCCACCTTGAGAGTCGTTCTCGCTCCCTGAGTCAGACGACGGAAAATCTCGCGCGCGCGGCATCGGCTCACCGCGCTGCTGCCCCCCTCCGTAGCTCCAGGCGTTGTAGGCTCGCTCGTAGGGCGTATTCGGGTTCTTGATCGGCACTTGACTCTCCTTGGTGGCGTTAGGCGCCCGTGTCGCTGAAGATGTTGTATTGCCCGTGCCGGGGACGCCACATCGGCCCCACGCTCAGGTCTTGCAGACGAATGTTCGCACGCTTGACGTTGGCCTTGGAGTCCGTCGCGCTCATGCGGAGCGCCGACGAGGGCTCGACCTGATATTCCGGGGACAGTTCGACCGCGAGGGTGTCGCGCATGAAGCGTCGATACCCCGGCGGGAGCGATAACGTGTCCGACAGCGCCACCTCCGTCACAGCGACCGGCGCATAGATGACGCCCTGCAACGTACCCGACGTCGGCACCATCCAGTAGGTCAGTGTCGCCAGCGGAAACGTCAGGTTGTAGTAGGCGTAGGACGGGTAGGTCGACGTGAGGGCTTTCTGCGGGATCGCGGCATACGCGTCCACCGTCAGCACCCCGAGCGGCATCTCTAGCGCAGGCGACTGGCTCGTGTCAATGAACTTAAGGTCGTCCAGATAGATCGGGCGCGCAATGTTCACGTCCCCACCGGTGCCCACGGTATACGCCGCCTGCCCGGAGACGATCGTCCATGTGGTCCGCAGTGACGTATACATCGTGAGGCGCTCGGTGCCCCAGCCGTCAATGAGGCTGTTGAGACGTTCGAGCCCGTCGTTGGCTTCCTGCCCGGTCGGCGTCTCGTTCGCGTCCAACACGCCGATGCGCTTCATCGACGCCCCGATCAGTTCCAATGCCGTCATGGCTCGCTCCTAAAACCGCCACCGATACGACCCGCGTATGCCCACTCCCGGTCGAGATGGCCGTGCCGCTGGGTCAAGGTAGCGCCCCCAGTCACGCTTCGCCGCCTCAATCTCCCACGCCTCGTTCCGTAGCCCCACCGACGTGTCATCTGGCATTGATCTCAGGGACAGATCGCCAGCACGAGTGCGCCAGTCGGCACGTCCAGTGGGACGCTCGCCGCGACGCAGTTCGATCTGGGCAAGCCCGTCACCCGGTAACGCCATCTCCACGCCGATTGGGTGTCGACCCTGATCGCCGCGAAGCAGCTGCTCAATTTCCAGTGCGCTCAATCCCTCCAGCCGAGGGTCCATCCGCACGCTGGACAACAAGGACGCGAGTGACTGCCCCATCTCAGTCGGTCAACTGCCTATGCGTCGACGCGTCACGCGCCGCACGCTCCCGCTGCGCCTTCTTGCCCATCTTCGTCGCCGCTGCCGCCGACTCCGCCGCCGCTGCAGAGACCGTGTCCTCGTCCGACCGCACGCGATCCTCCGCGATGTCCGGTCCCTCACACCAGCCTTGACCGACCGCGATGCGTTTGTCGGGCTCGGTCTGGACAATCAACTGCGCGACTTCGATCTTGCCGTCCGGCAGTAACGTGCCGCGATACACCATCGCCGGGAACGCCGCGTAGACGTAGGGTTTCTCCCACGAGAGGCGCATTTTATCTTCTTCGGTTTCGCCCGTATTCACGATGCTCATGTTGTTGGCCTTTCGCGCGCCCGAAGGCACGAGGAGAGAAGCGGGGAGGCGCCGCATACGCGACCGCCTCCCCGATGGACGAAGTCCAGTCTTACGCCAGTGTGACGTTGCCGAGCGCGATAATGCCCCACGTCCCGCCGCGCGCGATGATCGAGAAGCTCGCCCCGGTCTTCGCCGCGAACGTCGCCACGTCACTCGACGTGGTGTCCCCGTAGAAGCCGGCCGTGTAGGTCACCGTGTTCGCCTTCGCATCGGCGTTGAGGAAGGTCATCCGCAGACCGTCCTGGTCGAGCGCCGGCCCAGCCAGTGTCATGGCGCGCGCCGTCGCGCTCGTCAGCAACACCAGCGTATTCTGCGTGGGGATCGCAATCGCCCCCGCCGCCGAATACGAGACGATGGTCTCCTTGGTGGGGTCGACCTGCGAGTCCTCCCCTAACGGGAGGACCGCCAGATCACTCGCGAGCCCCGTGTCAGCGACGGCGAGAATGTTATGCGCCACCGCCCCTGACCCGAGATCACCACGCGACCGCACGGTGATGTTCGTGCCAGAGACCGACTCCACCACCATAAACTCGTTGTCGATGCGGAGGTAATTGCCGGCCGTGAACCCGGTCGCCGAGGTGACCGGGATGATCTGATCAGAGGCGGTCACTGCCGCCGAGATCGTTGTGGTTGTCTGTGCCATGTTGCCCTACCTTATCCCTGAACGCGGCAGGCCAACGTCGGCCGCAGAGTTGCCCAGCCATACAGAATGTCCAGTCGAGTCGGCTCACTGTCCGTCCCAATCTGATACTGCTGCACCATCCGAATCGAGATGCCCAACTCCTTCGAGCGCACCACCGTCGCCTCCGCACCGGACGTTGGCCGATGCAGGTCGGACATCACCAACGCGAATGCGTCGGGATGATAGACCAGCGACTGCGACGACACCGTCGCCGCCAACGTCCCGCCCGCCGGGTTCGTCGTGCCCAGCACCGTGATCACCGCATCGTCCGCCGGCGACGCGGTCACCGTCTGCAGTTGACCGGAGGTGATGATCGAGGGACTAATCGGCAACGTCGCCATGTTGACCCCCACGCTGGTCGTCGTCGTGGTGACGACGAACTGCTGGAGTTGACCGGTGGACGCATAGCTGACCGGGTTGACCCCATACACGCCGGCAAGGGTAAAGATATCGCCCTTGTTCAACGTGGCGGCGCCGCTCGCCCAGCCATTCGTCACGAGCGTCGAGCCCGTCTGGCTCGCGCCATTAACGAGCGGTGTGCTGGCCGTGTAGGTGCCAGTGGTGTACTTGCTGACGTTCGCGTCCTCATACCACTCGCTCACCCCGAGCGCCCGGGACGCAAACTGCCCCTCCCGATACTGCTCGCTGATCTGCGCGCTGGGATTGAACAGCGCCAGATTCGCATTCGCCAACGTCACCATCGACGTCGGGTCCAGCACCGCCACGCGACCATCCGTCGGCGCCGCGCTGTCGGTGAGCTTCGCCCCCGCCTGCAGGTAGGTGAGGTTGGTGGAGGGCGTCGTGCCCGGTGTGCCCACCGACTGATAGACGTCCTTGAACAGCGTGTTCAGACCGTCGTAGTCGATGACGTTCGCCAGGGCCGCTGCCGCCGGCTTGACATACCGATCGCGCACCGAGTCAATCTCCTGCGTCATGCTGGCCGTCGACCAGCTGTAGGCGATGTTCTTCTGATGCGTGAGCGTGATCGGGACATACTGATCGTTCAGCGCCTGCGTCTGCAGCGCCTGCCCCTCGGTGACCTGATACCGCTGCGGCATCCGGGCGTTGACGGTGTATCCCACTTTGGCGCCACTCTGTACGTAAGCGTCATCGTAGGTGCGGTTCACGTTGCTGGCGAACTTCAGGTTGTTCACCAAAATCCGAGCGACCTCTTTCGTGTACCACGTTGGTGTGACGAGACTATTGGCCATGTTTAACCTTCTACTGTTTATCGGTGCGTGCGCCGACCCCGTTCGAGCTTGTTCATCCGGGTGACATACTCGCGCCCAAACTCTAGCTCGCTCGGGTCATCGGCGGACCCACTCAGCGTCGTCCCGACTGGCTTGATCGGAGGCTTCGCCTTACTCATTGTTTTCTGTTGAGACGGTGGCGTCGAGCCATGAGCGACATCCAACCGCGCTTCGAGCGCCTTCATTTCACCGAAGGCCAGGACTGGGTGCAGCGACGCAATGCGCTGGGCGTCATCGGGATGTTGCGCCATGTGTACCATCAGGCCGGGACCGTGGTCCGAAGCCTTGATGACGTCCACCATTGGCGTGCTGAGGTTGATGTCCTCCCGAT